CAGCTGCCCGGTAAGTTTCCTTCCCTATCTCGCCTGGGCGTTTTCGGTGGACCGCTGGGACGAAAGCTGGGCGGAAAGCGTGAAGCGTAAGGTGGTGAAGGATGCTTTCTACATCCATCAGCATAAGGGCACCATCAGCGCGATCCGGCGCGTGGTCGAGCCGCTGGGCTATCTCATCCGCGTGATTGAGTGGTGGAAAACCAACGACGCGCCGGGCACCTTCCGGCTGGACGTGGGCGTGCTGGACACCGGCATCACCGAGGAAATGTATCACGAGCTGGAGCGCGTGATTGCGGACGCCAAGCCGTGCAGCCGCCATCTTATCGGGCTGTCGATCACCCTGGACGCGAACGGCACGGTGCCGGTGGCCGTTGCCAGCTACAGCGGCGACGAGCTGACCGTTTATCCCTATACCCCTGAACTAATCAGCGTCGGCGGGCCGGTGTATTCCGGCGCGGCGGTGCATCTTATCGACCTGACGGAAGTGAGCGCATGACACAAAAATATTTTGCCCTGCTGACCAAGCAGGGCGCGGCAAAGCTCGCCAACGCTGCCGCGCTCGGCACCAAAGTAAACATTACGCAGCTGGCCGTCGGCGACGGTGGCGGCACGCTGCCCACGCCGATACCGGCACAGACGGCGCTTATCGGTGAGAAGCGGCGCGCGTCGCTTAACTCGCTGACGGTTGACGCCGCCAACGGCAGCCAGATTATTGCCGAGCAGATTATCCCGGAGGGCGAAGGCGGTTTCTGGATCCGCGAAATCGGCCTGTTTGATGAGGACGGCGTGATGATTGCCGTGGCGAACTGCGCCGAGACCTACAAGCCGCAGCTTGCCGAGGGCAGCGGGCGCACGCAGACGGTGCGCATGATTATCATCGTGAACAGCACCAGCGCGGTGACGCTCAAAATCGACCCGTCGGTGGTGCTGGCAACGCGTAAGTACGTGGACGACTGCGTGATTGTGGCGAAGCAGTACGCTGATACCTTGCAGGCGCAGGCTAAGGAGTACGCCGATACGCTGCTTGAGCAGGCAAAGAAATACAGCGCAGACGCGCTGAAGCAGCACACCGATGATGCCAATCCGCATCAGCAGTACCTGAGAACGGCGCAGGCGCTGGCAGACATCAAAGCAGCGGGCAAGGTGGCGGAGGCGCTCAAAAATCTTGGTATTGGCGAAGGTGCGCCGCTGATTGGCTCGCCGTTTCCGTGGCCGCACGCGAAGATGCCTAACGAACTGTTTGAATCAATGGCTGGCATGGTCTTTCTGAAAAGCAACGGGGCAAGTTTCAGCGGCACGCTTTACCCAAAGCTGGCGCTGGCTTATCCGGCGCTGAAACTGGCAGACCTTCGTGGTGAGTTTATTCGCGGCTGGGATGACGGGCGAGGGATAGACTCAAATCGCGCGCTGTTAGATTTGCAGGAAGACGCGATGCAAAAAGTGACAGGGGGCATTGATGGCAACTTCAACTTTATTACAGCAAGCGGCGCTTTCCGCGTGACGAACAATGGCACAAAAGTGCAGGCGGTGGATAACACCGCATCAGGGAACCATGGATTTATTTTTGATACGTCAACCGTTGCCAGAACAGCCACTGAAACGCGCCCGCGCAACGTGGCGTTTAACTACCTTGTGAGGGCTGCATAATGGCCGCAGTAAAAAGAGTAACCCTGGGCAGCGATGGGCTGGCGGCAGAATCCGGTGTGATGGTGATTTATAACTATAACCCTGAATCCGGCCTGTTTACGGGTGCTTCGGACGAGTATCTGACGCAGGGCGTCGGCATTCCGGCTAATTCCACGAGCGACGCGCCGCCTGCCTCAGAATCCGGCAAAGTGTACATTTTTACCGATGGCAAGTGGCTGCAGAAAGACGATCATCGCGGTGAAACGATCTACAGCACGACAACCCGTGAACCGGTTGAAATCACACTGCCGGGCGACTACCCGGAGGGTACGACGCCCCTCAAGCCTGCTACGGCGTTTGATGTGTGGAGTGGCAAGGCGTGGAAAACCGATAAAAAGGCGCAGCAGGCGGCGGCGGTAAGTGATGCCGAAGCTAAAAAAGCGTCACTGATTGCTGGAGCTAACAGCATGACGCAGGCGTGGCAGACGCAGCTTCTGCTGGGAATTATCACCGACGGCGATAAGGCATCACTGACGAAATGGATGCAGTACATCCAGGCGGTGCAGGCGGTGGACGTCTCCACCGCGCCGGACATCAGTTGGCCGGTTAAACCGGCGTAACCATCAGGCCCGTTTCGGGCCTGTTTCTTTTGTATCATCCGCCGTACAACGCCAACCGGATGCACCTGCGCGCGACACCTTTCACCATAGCGGAACCCCTTCACAGGAGAACCGCCATATGGCACAGGATTATCACCACGGCGTGCGCGTTGAGGAAATCAACGAGGGCACCCGAACCATCACCACCATCAGCACGGCGATTGTCGGCATGGTCTGCACCGGCGACGACGCCGACGCAGCCACGTTCCCGCTTAACCGTCCGGTGCTGCTGACCGACGTACTGACCGCGAGCGGCAAGGCGGGCGAGTCCGGCACGCTGGCGCGCTCGCTGGACGCCATCGCCGACCAGGCCAAACCCGTCACCGTCGTGGTGCGCGTACCGCAGGGCGAAACCGAGGCGGAAACCACCGCCAACATCATCGGCGGCGTGACCGACGGCCAGCGCACCGGCATGAAGGCCTTGCTGGCCGCGCAGGCGGTGTGTGGCGTTAAACCGCGCATTCTCGGCGTGCCGGGACACGACACGCAGGCCGTTGCCACCGAGCTGCTGAGCGTGGCGCAAAGCCTGCGCGGCTTTGCCTACCTGTCGGCGTACGGCTGCAAGAGCGTGGAAGAGGCGGTTGCCTACCGCGAGAACTTCAGCCAGCGCGAGGGCATGCTCATCTGGCCGGACTTCATCAACTTCGACACCGTGCTGAAGGCGGACGCGACGGCCTTCGCCACCGCCCGCGCGCTCGGCCTGCGCGCCAAAATCGACGAACAGACCGGCTGGCACAAATCCCTGTCGAACGTCGGCGTGAACGGCGTCACCGGCATCTCAAAAGACGTGTTCTGGGACCTGCAGGATCCGGCCACCGACTCCGGCCTGCTGAACCAGAACGACATCACTACGCTTATTCGCAAAGACGGCTTCCGCTTCTGGGGTTCGCGCTGCCTGAGCGATGACCCGCTGTTTGCGTTTGAGTGTTACACCCGCACGGCGCAGGTGCTGGCCGACACCATGGCCGAGGCGCACATGTGGGCGGTGGACGGCGCGCTGAACCCGTCGCTGGCCCGCGACATTATCGAGGGCATCCGCGCGAAGCTGCGCAGCCTCGTGAGCCAGGGCTATCTCATCGGCGCGGACTGCTGGCTGGATGAGAGCGTGAACGACAAGGACACGCTCAAGGCGGGCAAGTTGCTGATTGACTACGACTACACGCCGGTGCCGCCGCTGGAAAACCTGCTGCTGCGCCAGCGCATCTCCGATCAGTATCTGGTCGACTTCGCCAGCCGCGTCAGCGCATAAGGAGACTGAACCATGGCATTACCCCGCAAGCTTAAGCACCTGAACCTGTTCAACGCAGGCGACAACTGGCAGGGGCTGATTGAGTCCGTGACGCTGCCAAAAATCACCCGCAAGTTCGAGAAGTATCGCGGCGGCGGCATGGCCGGTGCAGTGGACATCGACATGGGCCTGGACGACGGCGCGCTGGACACGGAATTCACCTGCGGCGGCGTTGAGGCGAAGCTGTTCAAGCAGATGGGTACCCTGACCGTGGACGGCGTGCAGCTGCGCTTTACCGGCTCCATTCAGCGCGATGACACCGGCGAGGTGCAGTCGGTGGAGCTGGTCGTGCGTGGCCGCCACAAGGAGCTGGACTCCGGCGAGTGGAAGACCGGCGAATCCAGCACCACCAAGGTGTCCGGCACCAACAGCTACGCCAAGCTGACCATCAACGGCGAAGTGCTCTACGAGATTGACCTGGTGAACATGGTTCACATCGTGGACGGCACGGACCTGATGGAAGCGCACCGCAACGCGCTCGGCCTGTAATTAATCCGGCAGGGCAAACCCTGCCGCCTTCTACCCTTTTAGCGAGACATCATCATGACTGACAAAACTACCGAAAAAACCGTTGAGCTGGACACCCCTATCCTGCGCGGTAAAACCGAGATTAAAAGCGTCGTCGTGCGCAAGCCGCAGTCCGGCGCGCTGCGCGGTACGCGCCTGCAGGCGCTGATGGACATGGACGTGAACGCCATGATCACCGTGCTGCCGCGCGTCACCACCCCGGCGTTGACCGTGCAGGAAATTACCGAGATGGACCCCGCCGATCTGGTGAGCCTGTCGGTTGAGGTGGTCACTTTTTTACTGAAGAAGTCGGTGCTGTCGGATTTAGCGACGGCCTGACGGTAGACGATCTGGTGGCGGACATCGCCACCGTCTTTCACTGGCCGCCGTCCGTTACCGAGTTCATGAC